TACTCGAATAAGACCTAGACAACTTGTGAAAAAAGTATCTATCACGCCTTTTAGTAAAGGTGTTAAGTCTTGCAGTAGTTTTCCCATTGTGTTTGAAGTAGTCATACGATTCCGAAGTGAAGTGTAGTTTGATTGCAAGGTAGATTTTATAGACATCAAATCCATCCATTACACCGGTAACTTGCCTACTTTACCACCATCTTTTAATAATCTTAAATCCATAGCATTCACTTCAAGTCTCTCTTTTAAAGACTTGTTTATCATCTTACTCATACCAGAAGGTTCAACATTATGTTCCTTACAGTATGATAGGACTGCCTCTAAGTGAGACATCTTTTTGTTTCTTACCATATTCTCTATGATAATAGCAAATTTATTGGGTGTTATTATTGACATTGAAGTTATCTATCGCCTCTATTAATTTAGGTATGTAGTCTTGTTTCTTCTTATGAAATACTTGATTAAGACCTTGCTCGGTTACAACTAGTATTAATATATCATCTATTGTTTTACCGTATCTCTCTTCGTACATTTCGGCATATGCTGTGCCTTGTATGAAATAGTTTTCGACCCATTCTTCTTTCTTCTCTCTAGTAGAAGTCTTGAAGTCAATGATACATAATTTACCATCATATTCAGCGATACAATCAACTTGACCAGCAACTTTGTACTTATCACTATACATTGAACCTTCTTGTATCTGTATGTTATCAATCTTATCAAGTTCTTCTTTCATAACTGTAAACAAGGCAAGTGGTAAAACACCTGCGTCTGATAACTCTTCGTTATTCAAATACTGTTCGATAAGTTTGTGTACAGCAGTACCTCTTGTTGCCGCAGCCGAAGCAATAGCATTTGCCTTTGCCTCTCCTACTTTCTTACGCCAAGCGATAATGCCTTCGTTGTTGTTTTTTGATAGTACCGTTGTGATAGATGGATACTTCTCACCTGTAGGTGAAATATAGTATCTTTTACCATCAATATTCTCTCGTATTAATTGTGGTAAATCATCAACTGGATTGTGTTTAAAGGACTTCATCCCCTTAGTCTTGAAGTAATCTTGTAATTTGCTCATAATATAACTATTATAACAGATTTTGACTCGAAAGTCAAGCGTTTAGAGTACCAATCCGTGTGAATAATGGGTTTTACCGTCTTTTCTAGACGCTCTAAGTACTTGTTTTCTGTTTCCGTGCATTTTGTACGAACAATGTACCCATCCACTATTTGGGTCGCCGTCTGTATAAAACTCCAATATAATCTGGTCAAAATCTAGATTGTCTATAATCCATTCTGACAACTCTTTATTGTCTGTGCCCGTTATTTCAAAATCGGCTGCTTCGCCTTTGGCGTGTTGAGAAGTCTTACTTGACCCAATCGCCTCACATAGTTCTTCGGATCTGTAACCAGAGGTCACTCTTACACTTTTAGCAAAATGATCTCGTACAGGTTGTAAAATCTTATCACATAAAAGTTTCATACTTTCTTTATGCTGTTCTGTAGGTGTGTTTTCGATACCTTTTCTTGCTGCGGTATCAGATTTAGTCATTTCACTTAGACTAAAGTTTTTTGATAATTGCATTATTTACCTCGTGTTATTGCTACTATTTTTTTTAATTGTGATTCAATTACACTCTTACGGTTAGGCCAGTAGATATAATTCTCTGGTGCCTTTGCTAGTTTTAACATCAAAGGTATTACTAACTTCTCTAATTGTGTAAATTTTTCTTTCTGTTCTTTGCCAAGATTGTCTTTTCTCAAGTCGTATTCATCATCCATTTGTTTCTTAGCAATATCAAGTTCAGTCTGATTCTTTTCGTGAATTTCAGACTTAGCAGAATTAACTGCTGAATATATTTTATCTAATTTACTTTCTAATGCCTTTAAAGATCCGTCATTTGCTTTTGCAACTTCGTTAGCAGCTGACTTTGCAACTGCTTCAGTATCTTTTGTTTCACTAGGTTTAGAGTCGGTTGTTGTAAAACCCCAATCTATGTCGGAATCGAAACCGTCTAAAAAATCTAAATCGCTCATATGTTCTCCTTTGTTGGGCGAGCAGTATCTTTATTGCCTGTCCCGGTGCTCTGCCCGCCCGGAATGAAGCATTGTCGGATTGATTTACTCAACTTCTTATGTGCAAGAGCACGGTGTTGTAAATGTCTCGACAGCAACATCACTACTATTTATGTATTTAAGATGGTTTAACAAGACTTGCACCATATTTTGATTTAATCTTATCAAGCGCCGCCTTTGATTTTGCCTCTTTAGCGTCTCTTTTTCTATATCTATCTGCAAGAGCAGAATGTGGATGTGCGTCTGATATCTTACCTAAAACTTCTTTAAATCCACCGTCTATCTTACTATCCATTTGACCGACACTACCTACTAACATAGCAGCAGTAGGTACTAGTTCTATGTTTCGTTTCTTAGTGAATGATTCCATTTCTGCTATGGACATCAAATCATCCCACTCCTCACCAGTTTTTTTATTTCTAAATGTATATACAGGCATTATAGTTTAAATTCATCAAAGGGTATCTTCCCACCTGGGTACTTCCAAGTACCGTCTGTATTGTAATGGTCAGGATGATTACCAGTTTCTTTATATTTATTTATAGTTTTTGTCAGACTATATCCTTCTTCATTTTTCATTGACATAAATTTATTCAATACTATGTTAAGAGGATCTTTTTTGTATAATTCTATGGCAAGATAGTCTATTACTTTCTCATCCATAGAGGTCTTTAAGTGTTTTCCCATTAGTGTATCTCCGTTGATGGTATTATATTTGATAGATCATAAGGTTTAACTTTATCTATATCGTCTATGATATGACCTAATAATAGTAGTACTTCTTCTTTACTCATTAGAGTCATATAACTTCTAAGTGCAACAGCAATTAATGTAGAGCAAACTAATTGAGGTTTATAACCTTCCATTAATAGTTTACCTGCATAATCTATTAACTTATTATGCACCTCTTCTACTGAAGAATCTTCATCTATTGAAACCATGTTGGTCTCCGATCTTTCTTCCATGTTGCAAATCCTTTCTTGTATTTTATATAATAGTTTCTATATGCAGTTATTGAATCATTAAGTACTTTGACATCATCAGGCATAGCCTGGGTAGGTTCTGTAAACTTAGTAGCAAGTGGTATATTCTTTGGTGGTGATTTCAAAACTTTTCTCAACTTACTATCTGTTAAATGTATTTTACCGTATCTGTATGTGTATTCATCACATAGGTGCGACCACATCTGATACAACCACCAGTAATTATAAGCATTCTCTCTCACCCATACAGAACTAGGATGATTTATATGGCAAACTTTGTATAGTGTTTGTTCTTTTTCAATTTCAGGATAAAGATATCTTTTAATCTTTCTACCGTTCTTAGTTCTGCCTTCATACTCTAGACCGTCAAGCACTCTATGTGCTGTTGACATCAATTGAGCATACTCGATAATCATTTTGACACAATGTTTATCAATATGCATTTCAGCACATATCTTAGGATCTTCGTGTAAATAAAATACATTCATTTATTCCTACTCCTCTTTATCTTCCCAATAATCATATAGTCTTTTCGCTATTTCACTACATTCGTCAGCAAATTGGTCTTGATTTTCTTCAATAAACCTCTGCCATTTCTCATTTGAAATTTCTTCGTCTATATGTTCTTTTTCCATATATTGATACAATGTATTATTTGGTATTTTCATTATTTCATCTTTCTAAAAACTTCAGACCAGTACTTAGACCATTTGGGATCATCGCCATAGTGTTTAAGTTCGTCTACCTTATTTCCCCATATTCTTTTCATATCAGGATCTTTGGCATTTTGACGAGCAAATTCAAGTCTTGCAATTCGTTTTGATGTATTTGAGTCTTTTGTCATATACTCATATTATATCAGGATTTTTCTCTTTTGTCAAGCACCTATTTTGACTGATTTTTGAGGGTTTTTAGGGGGTACTGGTGTATCAGACGCTACAGAATCGTCAATCCTCGTGCATCCTAGGGCGTTTATTTTCACTAATTATAGTCTCTTCCTTGTTTTAACAGCACTCTTAGATATCTTTTCATAAATTTTAATCTCATATTACCAATTGACTTTTTTTGTTCAATTTTTAATGCGTCTCTAGATATGTCTATAATTAAAACTAAACGGTGATATCCTGTAGCGTTTTTTGCTGTGTGTGGTATTTGATTATCAAATCCCCAAGTTTCAGTCCAATATACTTTATCAGCGTTTGCTTCTAAATACAATTCATCTTTAGTATGTTCTGGTATAATAAGAGGAATATGGCAACGGATATACTTTGAATGTATATTATCTCTACCAGTATGAACACTTATATCTCCGTTCGCCACTAATATTGAATAGGTCACTTTCTGAATACTATCAATACCGTATTCTGCTCTTAACTTATCTACCATTTCAGTTAATTTAGGATAATGTTGTTTTATTGTATCATATGTTGATCTTGTACCGAATGTGATACCACCATGTTGTTGCCAAACAGTTGTCTCCATTTTACTTTCAGGTTCCCAAACCCAGTTTTGATTATATAATATAGGTTTCATTTGCCAAGCATTTTCCGTAGACACTTCACGAATAGCATGACCTCTCATAGTTTCATACATATTCTTTCTACCCTTATACAAATGCCATAGTATAGCAATTTGCGTTTTAAAACTTTGCCCAAAAAGACTTTTAAAAACATTAACTCGGATATTTTCAGGTAAAAATTTAAGTATTGACATCACATTGAATTGACCAGCGCCATATGAAAACTTATGGGATTTCTTTTTTTTCTTAAAAAGACGGCGAAGTGGATGTAAATTCCAGTGAAGAGGATTTATTGAAACAGCTCTGCCTCCGTGTAATTGTTGTAAAGTTTTATCATTAAGTACCTTAGGAACTACTTGATGATTTGTTTCGTCTTTAGGAAAAAATTTATTGAAGTGATCTTTAGGCAATTTATAGTGATGTAGGTTTTTTATAAACTCATCTGCTATATCTTTTCGATAGGCGTGTATAAAATCTCCTATAACTCCTAAATCTTTTTGTAGATATATGTACTCTTCTTTTGTTTCAGGCATTTAATTTATTCCTTTTGTATGCTTGTAAGAATTTCTTTTTATGATAATACAGTTCATTCGCCCCACGATCACCAGCGGAAGTAAACTGAATACCTCCTTGAGATAAACCTGTACCGCCTGACGAACCGTTTATTGTTTGGGTTAATGTAGAGGCATTTACTTTATATGAGTTTTTACCTTTTCCTACCATATCTAGTTTTTGAACACTAGGATCAACATAATACTCTAACTGATTCCAACTTGCAATACTACCTTGAGTAATTGTGGGCATATTATGTATTCTATACTTATTAGAAGTTTCTCTCATCCAGTCATTAATACCATCTACTGTTAGTCCTTCATTAGATACCCAAGAATTATGTTGTTTAAAGTGACCTGCCTGATAATGAACCGGTTCTTCGTCTTTTTTATTTAATCTCTGTTCTTTTCCAGGAAAGAGATCCTTTACAATCTCTGGTTCTTCAACCGTCATTAATCCATAGGCAGGGTATTGATCTAGTGTAGTTTTAGGGTTAACTGGATTATATTGTCTTTCTAATCCAGTGGTGTTGTCTATTGTAGGTGGTACTTGCCCGCCTCCCATGATTGCAGGTGGTGTTTGATTGACTGGATCAAAACGATTCCACATTGTCTGTCCATGTTGTTCTCTTGTATTGGCAGCTGATG